GTCGTGTTAGCTTCAAACTGGGCCGCACTCTAACGGGCGCGATGCGGGATCTTTTAACGTCCAGAGTCACCACCAGAGACGGGCGAGGTTTAAGGTCGCGCCAAGACGAAAGCAGTTTAACGTCATGCTGAGGACGGGTGTACACTAAATATAGAGCTCGTGCCCGCGTCCGGTGTGCCAGACGAGTTCGCGAAACTCAAAATCAACGTCCAGTTTGGTGTACTTTTCTGGAATACCATCCTCCAACCATGTTAGGTACTCTTCTTCAAATTCGCATTGCTGGCGAATGGAAATGCCAGTGCGACCAGCAAACGCAGCGCGGGCGCCGGGCGAAGCCCGAACGACCGGGGCGGAGCTGGCGAGTAGGGCGACGATAAACTTGGACGTACTATCGTTAAAGTATGCGATCAAATTAAACCGCATCTCTGCCCGTCGGAGGTTGTTCTTCAAGACTCGGCCGAGCCGGGCGGGGTTCACCTCGGTCAGCAGCCGATTGCGAACGACCTGCGCAAAGACGCCTATTATGGGCGTCAGAGCATCGGTGTGGGCGTACGAGAACGCCTTCGCAAGCATGAGAATTTTGGTATCACCGGGTGTGACAGATGTGTGGATCTTGGCGAGCGTACGGTACGGGTCCGCGTAACTACATACGCGGCCCGTTTCCTCGTACAAATAACGACCACAAAAGCTAAGTTGTTCAAAGCTGTTGACGAACGTCAATTTAATGCTCAAACCTAACAACGATATGTAGGTGAGATTGACTTCGATCTGGTCGCGCCACTGCGATCTGTACCCGATCAGTATGTCATCGCCCTCATGGAAAGTCCACCAGTCGCTGTCAGGAATGTGCCTGAAGCACATCCAAACGGCAAACCTGCAGACCCCAGCGTTAAAAGTGGACGTATGATTATCACCGGACCGTCTCTGTCCGTTTATGACATACCGCACCCCCAGGTCGTTGACGCCACTGGAGGTGAAACAATACTCGAGCCATTCAACAAATAAGTCACAATCCACATGTTCCGAGTACGCATGTTTCATGTGGCCTACCTCCACGACGCGTTGCAGCATCTCATCTATAGACTTGTCGAGTCGGTCAAAGTCTATATCTGCGAACGCGTCGAACTCCAAAAGGCGGCTAAGCTTTTGATCCCGCTCCTCGGGATTCAGCCCCTTCACCATGTACGGGCAGTTGTGAGCTGCCTTGTCCATTGATGCGATGACGGGGCCCAAAAGCACCATTAGGCCGGGATCCGGTGGGGAAATATTCCGCGGATCGGTATTTCTTACCGTGGTTTCCACCTTTATGAAGTTCTTTACGAGGTGCACCTTGTTTGGATTGACGCCCATTGTCTCGTACTCTGACCGGACTGTTCTGAGTATGCCGGCCGGGCCTCGTGGGTACCTCAATACCCATTCCTCGAACTGCATCGGCTGCAGCCCGGTCATCCACGCAAGGTTTTCTGCTTCCTGTACCAGGTACCATTGCCAGAGCCAATGGAGGGGGGTCGACGCCGGCGGGAAAACCGACGATCGCACCTCGAGCACGCTGAGCCGCGGCGTTATGTACGCTGGCGACTCTTCGGACTGCTCCCACAAACTCATTGAGATCTCTGATAGGTCTAGATTTCTGACCTGGTCCAGCTCGTACCCCGTCAGCGTAGAGTGCATATGTCTTCGTAATAACTTCCTCGAATACGGACTGGGTAGGTCGCTCGCCGAAAGCAGCGAGAAACAACGCGGGTCCGAACTGTCCGCAACCGAGACCTGGAATCTCGCACAAGACTCCGTCTCTATCCCATAAAACATTGACGAAGCCTGACGCAGTGGCAGCGTTTTGGCCAGGTCGTTGTACCTGGAAGCAGACAAGAAGGTCGGGCAAGGCTTTACGAACACGACCAGCATGATCGTGGGTTGTAGAACGGCCTCTGACATGAGTCGTAGAGTTCTCTTTACGTGTGGGTAAAGATCCTCCGAGGCTGGCCATCCACCGTGTTCTAGCACCTCCACCATTACGGGGGGTGTCGACGATGGGTTCTGCAACGTCAGGTGATGCTCCGCTGACCCCGGTTTGCCTTCCAGGATCGAAGTCATCACCACATACACTCTCTCCACATTCCGAAACAGATAGCGATCCTCTGTCGGAATGATGTTCCCCTTCCCCTGAAACCCCACTAACAGGGGCGTCGTCTTCGGACCCCATGACAATACACGGGTCTCCACCGACGCGATCGCATTCTGCTGCGTCATCGCCGGGACGAGGTTCATCGCCGTTGTCGGTCCCGGCATTAGCGCCCGGCAACGGAGCTTGAAAGGGCCCGTTGATCCGACGTGGCTCACACGGTGTGCAATGAACCATCAGGGATAACATCTCGTAATTTTGTAGGTGCACCTCCTGCCACTTCCACGGAAACACATACCGTGCAGCGGGGGCGCGCATTACGAGTTTACTCAGCGCCATATCTAGGGCGGCGCTGATGTCGCGGGAAACGTAAAGGCGCAGGCGAGTTATGGCACGATCTAGCATACCAAACTCCAACGGATCGTCAGCAACAACAGACTGACTCATCGTGGCGGCCTGAAAGTCACAAAGCATGATGATGAACTTGATGACCAGTACAGGGCAGCGCGCTGCGCACTTGACCGATGCCAGCTGTCCCAGAGTATACGCCCTGACCGTGGAGTAAAACTTGGGGCCGCGTTTCATGTCCGCAAGGGTGGTGGCACACTTGTTGACAACGGCGGCGGGGACTCGGTCCTGGCCATAGTCGCTGGCGAAGATGTATTCGCCTCGTCGTGAATCGTAATCGACCGTCCCCTCGTTGGCAACAAAACGATGGGGTGATGGACGGACGATCTCTAGGCTGCGCTGTAAAGTACCAACAGCCAGATGGAGCTTACCAACCCCATTGGGAATGGTTTTGACTCCAACGAAGGTCACATTTGCATGACCTACGACAGCGCTGCGATCCAAGGGTGCATTGGACGCAGTAATGACGTACGGGGTGGCGAAACGAGCCGCCAAAGCCACGTCGTCAGTAGCAACGAGGGCCAGTCCTTCGTTGCCACAATCGCAGATCGGGGCGCACGCATGTTCAGTGGCGCCGTTAACGTCTGCGGGCAATTCGACTCCCCCAAGGACAACTCTCGAACACGGGAGCGCGTTCAAGTGGGCCGCCAGTTCAACAGCACGTAGCGCATCTAACAACGCTGACGGTGTCTGGACCGGCGGTACTCGGATGACCTTGGTAGCTCTGGTGTACCGCCACAGCAGGTACCAGAGCGAGCCACACCCAAGAACAGTCAGGGCAAAGGCTTGAATGTTTTCCGTAAAAGCTGTACGGATAGCTGGCGCCAGTAGTGCGATGCGCCGAGCAGCCTGATTGGTGGTGATGGTCTGCCAGAAACTGTCGATGGTTATCAGATAGTTAACCAAAGCACAGGCAAACTCGCTCATTATCATAAAACGACTAGAGCGACGACCAAAAACCGCCTTGACCATTCTAAGGTACGCGAGGACGGATGTTATTCGTCCCAACGTACCGGAGTCGTCCTTGGCAAAAATGCGCAGATTGTGAGCTGCGTGCGCAAGGAACCGGTCAGTTAGCTTCTTACCTGACCGGCGGATGATGGCGAATGACAGCGCATAGCCAAACATCCTCGCCGATTTCATAATGCCGTCGGCTACGAGCCCAGCCTTTTCTTTCGTCAGGAAGGCCTCGTAGGCGTCGGCTATGGCATCTCGGCCGACTTTCACCGGCGGTTCCAAGGTTCCCACATCTAGGTACACCTGGACGGCATGCACCAGGGGCATACCAAAACCGCGGGTCATGTTGTTTAAGACCTCCTCGGTTCCCGCCTGCCCAACTATACCGATAACGGATGGCGTACAGTGCTGCCAAATGTATCCACCCAGCAGGTGGACGCACGTACTGTACGCCTGCATCAACACGTTATCAATCGACGCCGCAGGCGTTGGGCACCTGGCTGCGACGTACTCCGCTCCTGCTTCAACTAACCCCTCAACAACTTGCTTGGAAAGAGACATGAAAAGAGACGAAATGGGTATCCGGACCGTTCTCCCGGAGAGTTATGGCGCTGTGGAAGGCTTATTTGTG